TAAAGCGACTATCGATCAGCTGCATGATGATGTTGCTACTGGCAAGCGCCGGTTGCAGCTCAACGCCACATGTACGAAGCAATCTGCCACCACCACCACCACCTCCAGCCTGGATGATGCAGCCAGCGCCCGACTTACTGACGCCGCTCAGCGGGATTATTTCACCCTCAGAGAGCGAATCGAAGTAGCAGGAAAGCAAATAGCCGGGTTGCAGCAGTACATCAACGAGCAGTGCTTGAAGTGATTTTGTGAGTTAGCATTACCTCAACTATGAGGATGCTCTATGAACGTAAAGCCAAAATTTGAAGACTATACAGAAGCAGAATTCACCAAACTTGTGAGTGAAATCTGTAGCGCAAAGGGTGGCGAAGCTTATCAGGACAAGTTACTTGAGAATTTCATATCAGTAAGCGAGCACCCTGAAGGTTGTGACATGATCTTTTACAGCGAAGATAAGGACGCAACACCTGTCAAGATTGTCGCCGCTGTTAAAGCATGGCGAAAAGCCCATGGCAAAAGTGGCTTCAAGTCATAAGTGATAAAGCCCCCTCACGGGGGCTTTTTGGTGACATCCTCAAGCGCATTTGCGAGTGCGCCTGATGATGACATTACGTTAAGAAGAGTTTAATATCCCTCAACAATGCGAGGGGTTAGATGTGTCTAATATAAGCCATATAAAAAATCCATTAACAATAGTAGGTATCTTTGCTGGCATAGTTGAGGTATCTGCAAATCTTGTTCTGCCGTTTTTAGAGCCCGCACAACAAAACGTTTATGTGTGGTTTTTGATGTTTTTTCCAGCAGGACTGGTGATTGTTTTCTTCATAACTCTCAATTTCAATCATGTTGCACTATATGCGCCTAGTGACTACAAAGATGATAGTGGATTCATGCAGGCCAATGGCGTTGTTAAGAATAACGATGTCGAAAGCACCATTCCGGTTAAAGGGTTTGATTTGTAATGTCAAAAAGTTACAGTTCTGTATATGAAAAAACTACTGTTGTGTTGGATGGCCATCATTTTGAAGACTGCACTTTTAGAGAGTGCGTAATCATCTATAAAGGAACCAGTGGTGTTAACCTGATAGGCTGCAAGTTTTATGATTGCCAATGGAAGCTTGATGGTGCTGCAGCTAACACACTGCAATTTTTACGAACCATGTATCAAGGAATGGGTGATTTTGGCAAAGCAATGGTTGAAGAAACTTTTAAAAATATAAAAAAATAAGCCGCCTACGGGCGGTTTTTTATTGGAGCGAATGAGCCGCTTTGATATACCCTGCGCTTGATGGCATGTTCTTGATGGAGAATGTACCTGAAAGTTAGCCACAACGTTTCCAGTTTGTAATGGATGACATTGAAAGGTTGACAAGAACTTCATAAAAAGGGGTATGTGAGGGCTCATACTTGCAAAAACTTTCCCCTGACCAATAAAGATCAAGGTGATAAGAGAATGCAAGCGTAGAACATCCAGCTTTGAGCAGCTCCATATCGCCAAAATGAACATCTTTTTCGTCAATTTCAAATGAATAAATTGGATTTCTTGCAGAGCCATATTTTTGCCGAAAAACAATGCATTCCTCGATTGCCTGACATGCAAATAAAGATGTGAAACGCGATGGCTTGTGCGAATGAAAAGCCCTTCTGTGCATTTCCAAATGAAGCTCTGTCGAGCAATCAATTTTCATGACTGAAGAATTGCTGTTGAAAAAGTACTTATGACCATGTGGTGACATTCCATCAGGGAAAAGCATCTGAATGTATTGATCAAGTTCTGTCAGCCCTGTCCCATTAAGTTCAGTCAGGTGTGGGGTATTGCCACTATCAAAGTATCCCCCCCTGTCAACGGTATATAGCGTAATCATAATTTCCTTGGATATAAAAATGGCACTCACCGACAAACAAGAGATGTTCTGTCGCGAGTACCTCATCGATTTGAACGCCACGCAAGCGGCCATTCGGGCGGGGTACAGCGAAAAGACCGCCCGTGCATCAGGTTGCGAAAACCTAACTAAACCTGACATCCAAAACAGAATCGCCGAACTTAAAGCTGAGCGCAACGAGCAAATTAACGTTGATGCTGCTTATGTATTGAGGCGGCTCATAGAAATTGACGAAATGGATGTGCTCGACATCATGACTGACGATATGAGCATTAAGCCAGTATCTCAGTGGCCCGCCTCCTGGCGTCGCTATCTTAGCGGGTTTGACCTGGCCGACATGTTCGAGGGTAGGGGTGAAGACCGCGAGATGGTAGGCATCCTGAAAAAGATTAAATGGCCCGACAAGGTCAAGAACCTCGAACTTCTTGGCAAGCATGTGACCGTCCAGGCATTCAAAGACAATGTTAAAAACGAACTGGTTGGCGCTAATGGCCTTCCTCTTGCCACGCCATCATTCGTGATTAGCTTCGGAGCGGAAGATGACAGCAGCGGAGACGAGACTTAGCTTTGCGCCTAAGTTCAAGCCACTCTTTCAGCCCAAGCGTTATAAAACATTCCACGGTGGGCGTGGTGGTGCTAAATCATGGGCCGCCGCCCGCGCACTGGTCATCATGGCCGCCAGTAAGAAGCTGCGCATACTCTGCACTCGCGAGGTTCAGAACTCGATTAAGGACTCAGTACACAAGCTGCTGAAAGACCAGATTGAGATGCTCGGGCTTAACCCATGGTTCAGGATTACCGATGAGAAGATCGTCAGCTCATGCGGAAGTGAATTCCTGTTCAAAGGTCTGCGCTTCGACCCGCTCGGCATCAAGTCGACTGAAGGTGTGGACATCTGCTGGGTGGAAGAGGCGCAATCTGTTTCCTCGGATTCATGGGCAATCCTGATCCCTACCATCCGTAAAGAAGGCTCCGAGATTTGGGTGACATTCAACCCCGGCGAAGAATCAGACCCGACCTACCAGCGCTTCATCGTTACTCCACCGGACGACAGCATTACGGTTGAGGTGAATTACTACGACAACCCTTACCTGCCAGAAACACTTCGCAAAGAGATGGAGTACTGCAAGCGCATCGACTACGAGGCGTATGAGCACATCTGGCTGGGTAAGCCGAAGTCGATTAGCGATTCAGTCATCTTCCGTAACCGGTACAGGGTGGAAGCATTCCCTGATGACCTGTGGCAACAAGCGGATCGGCTTTTCTTTGGCGCTGACTTTGGTTTCGCCAATGACCCGAGCACACTTATCCGCATGTTCATGATCGACACCCGGCTCTATATCGAATACGAGGCCTATGGCGTCGGCGTGGAGCTGGATGAGATGCCGCAGTTCTACGACTCAATCCCTGAAGTGCGCAAATGGCCGATCAAAGGTGATAACTCCCGACCGGAAACCATCAGCTATCTGGCACGACAGGGTTTCTCGATTGATGCAGCCGCGAAGTGGAAAGGCAGTGTTGAGGATGGTGTCACCTACCTGAAAGGGTTTGAGGAAATCATCATCCATGAGCGCTGCAAACACACTACCGACGAATTCCGCCACTACTCCTACAAGGTCGACAAAAAGACCGGCGACATACTGCCGATCATCGTCGACAAGTTTAACCACTGCATTGACGCCATTCGCTACGGCCTTGATGGCTACATCACCAGCTCAAACAGCCTCGGCACCTGGGCGCTACTTGGGAAAGGCTGAATATGTCCGAAACAGAAAGCATGTCGCAGCCTGTACCAACGCGTGACAGCTATGAAAACTTCATTGCCCGCATGGGCGTCAACGAGTCGAATCAGTCTGGCGCTGGAACCTACCGCAATAACTGGACATCACGCAACCGCTTACTGATTGAGCAGGCCTACCGCACATCCTGGCTAGTTGGTGCAGGTGTCGATGCAATCCCAGATGACATGACCCGCAAAGGTGTCACCATCACATCCAAGCTCGAAGATGGCCGCAAGAAGCAGCTTGACCACGCATGGGATGAAATGGGCCTGTGGGAAGCAATCAATGACACGCTGAAGTGGGCGCGGCTCTATGGTGGGGCTGTGGGCGTCATCCTTATTGATGGGCAGAACTACTCAACACCACTGCGCGTCGAGACAATTGCCAAAGACTCCTTTAAGGGCGTCATGGTGATGGACCGCTGGATGCTGAATGCCATGACGGAGCGACGGGTTAGTGAGCTGGGGCCGGACTTTGGCATGCCAGAGTTCTACAAGGTCGTGACGTCAGCTACCGGCATCCCGCCGTGGCGCATTCACCACTCCCGACTGATTCGCTTTGATGGCATCCCGCTTCCGTACCAGCAGCGACTGACCGAAAACGACTGGGGCATGTCGGTGATTGAGCGTTGCTTCGATCGCCTTCTGGCTTTCGACTCCACAACCACTGGCGTTGCTCAATTGGTCTACAAAGCTCACCTGCGAACCTACAGCATTGATGGCCTGCGTAGCCTGCTTGCGATGGGTAAGGACAACCCAATGTATAAGGGTCTCATGTCTCATATGGACATGATCCGCGAGTATCAGAGCAACGAAGGCATGACGATTATGGATGCCAAAGACAAGTTCGAGGCTCACACCTATTCGTATGCCGGTCTCAGTGATGTGCTTGCGCAGTTTGGTCAGCAGGTATCAGGTGCGTTTGGCATCCCGCTGGTGCGTCTGTTTGGACAGTCTCCTGCCGGGTTCTCTACCGGCGACACTGACCTGGCTAACTACTACGACAACGTGTCCACGCAGCAGGAGC